AGTGATGGTTTTGCTGGTGTCGATCGTGAACCAGTTGCCGTTGCCGTTGAAGTTGGCCTCTAGGGCAAGGGTGAAGTTGGCAGAACTGGTGACGTTTGCAGCAAAGCTGTACTGGCTGCAGTGGGCTGGGATTTCAAACCAGTCGTCAACAGCGCTCATGGAGTTGCCGGTGTGCTCGACCGTGTTGGTAAAGCGGTCAATAACAGCGGTTCCGACGTTGGCCATGGTTACTTCCTCCGTTTTTTGGCGGTTTTAGCGGCCTTTTTGAAGGCTGCGGCGGTTGGAGCGCCCTTTGCGCCGGGTTTACGCATCTTTTCGCCGGATCCGGCCTTGATGCGCTTGCGCTTGGCGTGGATATTGGCGTACAGGCCTCGTTTTGCCATCGTTCCAGCGCAGATAGTTCAGTTTACTTGGACTTTTTGGTGGATTTTTTGCGCTTGTTGGCGCGGACAGCTTTCATGTAGCCTTCGCAACGCTTCATGGCTGCTGATTTGGCGGATTTTTTGGCAGCCATGACGCGCGAGGGTGGGGATCCTGTGTTTATTTTACTTCTTGGTTCCTTTTTTCTTTTTGGGCTTCTTTTTGGTGCCGTGGCCGTAATGTCCGGGCATGGATTTAGGGGCAGTTACCAGACACGATAGGTTGTTTTTCCGATGTTCTCGGGTTTGGCGAGGTTAAATGTTTGGAGGCATAGGTAGCCAAAAGCATCAAAAGCATGGTCAACGCCAAGGTTTTTATTCGGGAGTGACGTGCCAGGGGCATAGGTGAGGGTGCGGAGGGCTTTGATGAGTTCGCGGCAGCGGGGGTGGATGCGGCAACGGCGGGCACCGCTGGCGTCGAGGAGGGCGGTGTTGACGGCGGTGATTTTGTCGCGGATTTTCCAGGGTTGGCGGGGGCTGGAGACGGTGAAGCCTGATTTGCGGAGGATGCTGTGGTCGGTGGCGCCGACGCCTGCGGTTTTGCGGGCTCCGCCGGTTGGGTCGGGGCAGGCGACGATGCGACGCTCCACGCCATAGCGGTTGATGACTTCTTCGGCGAAGTCCCAGGTGGTGGCGCCGCCGGTCATGATGATTTCGTCGAAAACCCAGAGTTCGTCGCCCTTTTTGACGGCACAGATGCCGCTCATCGGGTCGACGTTGAAGTCGACGCCCAGAAGCAAGGGGAGGATCGGTAAGTCGCGCACATCTTTGTCGATGTTTGCATCAGCAAAACTTATGGCAACGAGGCCGGAGAGGTTCTCGAAGCTGGCTTCAAATTCTTGGCGGAAGGTGCGGGCGTCGAGTTGGGCGCGGGCTGCTTCGACTTCCTCGGGTGGGACGTTACCGCCTTGGATTGTTGTGTAGCACCAGCGTTTCCAGTCGCCTGTGCGGTCTTCGTCCACGTAGCACCAGAGGTCGTAAAACCATGAGGCGGTGCCTTCGGGGGTAGAAATGAAGAGTGCCCAGCCCTGTTTGTCCGCCAACGCAGGGCGAAGCACCTCGAACCAGACCTCCGCTTCCATGAAGGCGGCTTCGTCGAGGACTACGCCGGAAAGAGAGCGGCCTCGAAGGGCGGAGGCGTTTTCAGTGCCCTTTAGTTCGATCGTGGAGTCGTTGATTAACTCCATGCGGAGTTCGGTCTCGTTTTTGGTACGTACCAGGGAGTTGGGGATGATCTTTTTGAGGGTTTTCCAGGCGATGTCTTTCGCCATGCGGTAGGTGGGGGCGCAGTAGAAGTAGGTCTCGCCGGGGCGTTCCAGGGCTGCTTTGAGGAGTTCGATGCAGGCGAGGTAGGACTTGCCGAAGCGGCGGCCTGCGACTAAAACGCGGAAGCGGTTTTTTGCGCTGAATACTTCGCCCTGAGCGGGGCGGAGGGATAGATCTAGCGTTTTAGACACTTAGTAGGTTTTATCTGTAGTAGTAGCGTATTACTCACGCTCGATTTTGATGTTGATGTCGGGGATGCTGGTGCCCGTTTCCTCTACTTGGTCGCAGCCAACCATCTTGGCTAGGGAGTCCAAGACTTGGGCGGCGGTTTGCATCTGGCCTCGCTTCATGGCTGCGTTGTAAAGACGGTTACGCATCCCAAAAATGCGGCCCGCCATGGACTCTCGCTCCAGCTTGAAGTCCTCGTTGTTGAGGGCTTGGACTTTCTTCCAGTCGCGCCAGGCGGTGGCGATGCCGATTTGCTCCCGTTCGGCGTGGTTAAACACCAGTTGGCGACAGGTAAGCCCTTCAAGCTGGCGTTTGTATAGGCGTTGGACGCGATTTTCTACTTCAGCGGCGGATTTTTTAGGGCCAAATGCTTTGCGAGGCTTATCGAGCGTCTCTTCGTCAAGGTAATCTTCGTCACTAATGCCTTGGCCGTATTCGATTTCGTACTTTTCCTCTTCTGGCATCGTTCCAGGGAAACCCTTTAGTTGAATACTAACCTTTTTAACGGTTTTTTACACGTTTTGCATATTTTTTGGTCGGAGTTGTAGTACAAAGCATCGATTTGACCCCCTACCCCCTTCCGTGTAGTAGAGTAGAAAAAATTGACCCATATTTATGTAGGTTCCCAGGGACCCGTCTCCGGCGTATAGCATTCGAACCTGCCCCCTGTCAATGAGAATTGTCTGAGAGTTAGCTGAAACTTTTCTCAGACAAAACTCAGCGGATTTTAAGGCTAGCAGGCGGTCTCCGCCGTGATCTTGTACTACACTATGGGTGTCGAAGGGAAGGGTACACCCCAGACCTAAGACAAGCCAACTGGACACGACGCACCAAAGGTGATCAGCTCTGCTGTGACCCTGCGGAGCCTGACGAGCCAGGGAAGCTACAGAAAGCTACTCGAAGCGTTCACGCTTCAACATACCGTGGTGCTCCAATCTGCCCGAAGAGATTGGCTCGGTGGCCCTGATCGCGTGAAATAGCAGGGATTTTACAACAACAACCTACGGAGATTATCAGTGATTAAGTCACAAACTGCGACACGGTTTGACTTCACAAACCAGTGTGAGATCTCACTTTATGGTGGTTCTCTAACTGTCACCGATAGCAACTCTAAGGATTCTGTCACAATCGACGGTCTTGATAAGTTGCAACTGTTGCGTGAGATACGCTGGCTGCTTCGTTACCGCGCTCAGTCTCACGACGAGACGGCGGCGCAGACCGAAGTAACCGCTGACATTGTGCGCGACATCGTGACAGCTGCGAAGGATCTGCTTGAGAAGCTGGAGCCCGAGCAAGTGCAGGATGAGGCGTGATGCGGCACCTAGTGATGACGTATCGCGGCACTGAGCGTGGCTGGATCCCCTGCGGATCTGGCCGCCCCAGGCTCAAGGGTGACGCCTTGAGACTGGCAGCGCTGCTGCGACGGATCGACCCTGACCGGTACCTGTACCGGGTCCAGGCGCTCGAGCCCGAGCTGCCCAACTTCCTGTAACCCAAGCCCCTGGGGGTAACTCCCCAGGGGGTAACTCCCGGAGCCCCTTTATGAACATCTCACACGAATTGCAGCGAAGAATTGACGCACTGAACGGCTGTCAAGGCTACTGGGCATTGATTCGAGACGGTGAGCCAGAGTGTGACTGCGCCCACCAGTGGCATCAGTCACCAATGGATCATCTGAATCAATGCCTAGCTAATCACTGGCGGGATATATCGCTTGGATTCGTTCCAACGTGGATTGGTTATTCCGATTATTCCAACACTGGTTTGGTCGGACTTGCTAACTACAAAGTGTTTACCGACACTGCTAGCACTGACGATCCACATGGTGCTATTCACGACATCAGCTACAGCTGGAATGGTCGCGCGGTCTGTGTCGATCTGCGATATATCACAGACGACATGATCGAGACGATCCAAGCGCTGGAAAACTACCCGCTAATCTCAGACGATGAACACTCGGAGCTTGAATCTGAGGCCATCGCTGAGGGCTGGGTAGACCAATCCATCGGTGACAGGGTGACGATGCTGCAAGACAACGGCTTGTGCATCTTCGCAGCTCGGGATGATGAAGCCCCATGGCGTGATTCGTTCTACCGGCTGCGTGAATACCTGATCAGCTGCGCCAATGAGTACCCGACAGCCTATGCCTGACGTGTACGCTCCAGGGGGTAACTCCCCTGGGGCATATATCCCATCGATTCTTTCTACTAATGACCGAAACTATGAACGGTTGGACCAACTACGAAACCTGGAACGTAGCGCTCTGGATTCAAAATGAGTTCGAGTTCTACGCTGTGGCGCTCGGGTGTGGTAGTTACGCAGAGTTCCTGTTTGCAATAGCAGATACGGACATTGGACAAACCACACCGGATGGCGTGCCTTGGGTCTCTAAGGCCATCAACCACGCTGAGATCGATGCAATGATTGAGGAGTTCTGATGAGCTACTATTCATTCCGCAACGATCAAGGCCAACCCTATGGCAGCTGCGAAGTGTTCTACCTGGACACTTCCCAGGCATGGGAGGTTATGGGCGACTCCTGGGAAGTATCAGAGCACGGGGAACATATAACCCTAGAAGGCTGGTACTGGCAGGCGTGCTTCCCAGGCTGCCTGCCTGATGGAGAACCCATCGGCCCGTTCCAATCAGAGGGGGAAGCCCTCGAGGATGCTGACGCAATGGAGGCATCCTGATGGATCACACACTCCTACGCATTGAAAATGGGGACTTGCTTAAGCTGGTCTCCTACTTCAACCGCGCCAATCAGTTTCATTACGATGGCTGGCTGACGCAAGAAGAGTTCGATGATGTCCAGGACTACATCGACGAAATCAAAGACAGAGCACTCGCCCTGGGCGGTAATGATCAGCCCCCTGTATAGGGGGCTATTTCTTTCGTGCTCAGCAGATAGCTGTGGCAACGGAGTTGTAGCATTGCTCGATGGGATACTTTGAGCGCTCCAGGTCTTCCTCTGAGTAGACGTAGAGCGCGCAGCCGCGCGGATCGGTCTGCTGATATATGCGGAGCCCGTAGCGTGCGGCCTGCTTGCGTGCAATGTCTAGGTAGTGGTCTTCGCGGTTGAATGTCGGCTGGCCCTTGGCGGTGTAGTCGCCCCAGTGATCCTTTCTGTAGAGGTGGGGCTCGCCGGTCTCGTCATCCCACTGGATGCGGCCATTGCACTCATCCTCGGCCCACTTGTGCAAGGCTTTCTCACAGGTACGGAGAACGCCCCAGGCGTAACGGGTGAGTGAGTGGTGCCTTTGGAGATACTTGAAGTTGGTCACGGTGGCTCTTAGGTCGGTTATGAACGGCGGGTGCCGCTTGATCCATTAGACGCGCTCCAGGGGGAGTTTGTCAAGCGGGTGCGGTTTTTGTCCAGGTTTCCGACTTTTGGGCTTGGGGGGTTCCCAACCCATGAGCTGTGTAGTACATTGACGGGGCACCTAGACAACAAGGCTACCCAGCCGGATAGAGGATTTAACAGATGGCTACGCACCAAGAAGTCACAGAGCGTGAGGATTTTGCTCGCCGCTTGCTGGAACACCAGATCAAGCCGGTCAGCATCTGCACCATGCTGCAAGCAAGGTATGGAGTCTCACGCTCCACGGCTTATGACGACATCCACAAAGCAAAGGCGGTGGTGGATGCCTCGGATGACGGCCCAGCCGTCGAAGACACAGCCCTTGACGTTGCATCGCTCCAGGGGCAACTCGTTTACCTTTTAAGCCGGAAGGTGATCGAGGAGGATATAAAGTCCGTGAGCCAGTGCGTGAAAGCGCTGGACACCGTGAACAAATGGAACGGGATGCAATCCACGCTCCAGGGTTCACACAAGACCGGCTATTGCAACTAACTCTCATTAACAGTTATGAAAACGCACTTCAGCAATCGAGCTATCCCACCAGTCACGCCCCAGCAGTTAAAGGCTGTTGGTGTTGACCCCGAGAGCTTATGGTTCTCACCAACATTTCGTAGTTGGACATTCTGCGGCGAATTGGCAAGGCAACGACCTTACGCAACGACAGGACAGCTTCTTTCAGAGCTGGGCCTTGAAGTAAACCCTGAGGCTTGACGTTATGACGCACGATCCAGGCAATGCACAGCCACCCGCCGATGGGTGGCTCTTCCCTCGGGATGACGATGACGTCCCAGGGGAACAGGAGGACAACTCCGATTTTGATGACGGCGGCGCATTTACGCTAGGCCGCTAGTACAAACGCACCAATTAGTCCACTCAAACACAACAAAACCATGCAG